TTGACTCAACCAGTTTCTAAAGCGTCAGGTTACTTTGACTTATTATGTAACTACATAACAAATAAACAAAAATTTAATGACCTCGAGTTCAGACGTTTTCTATTTGATGTTGAGAAGGTAGATTCTTTCGTCTCAAAAAATGAGTTAACAGGTTTTGCACACGCTATTCAAGGTAACAAAGAAGAAGCTCTTTCATGCTATAAGAATGCATTAGCTAGTAGTTTTGCTGGATTTAGTACGAAGAAAAATTATTACTCATTACTTCAGTTCTTTGGGTTATATAGAGAAGCAAATGAGTATGGAAACACCATTTCTGTTAACTGTGGTGATTATGAGTTTCTCAATATTATTTTCTTGGAAAATATCCTTACTCTCGATGTAGAAGTTGCTGAGAGAACTTTTGATCAACTATCTCGAATGAAGAAGTTAGATCAAAAAGCTGTCACCGTAGAGGCTACGAAAGAAATGGATTTGATGAAGACTGTTTGCGAGCATTTTATTGATAAAGCTCAGCTTTTGATGCTTAGTGAAGCCGCTTTAGAGGCTGCGGAAGAGCATGGTTGTAAACTTATTGGGAATAAAATTAGCCATAATAAGGAGAGCAATCACTTATCAGTTAGCTATATTCTTGATTGTGAAGAATATTCATCTGATGAGGCTTTTGATGTCAATATGTCGTTAATTGACAATTTAATCAGTAAGAATTTGGATAGGTTACCAGCTGTAGTCCAATTTGTTAGGCTAAGTAAGTCTCAAATATTTGGAAAGGACTTAGTTTTGAAAGCAGAGGAGGAAACTGATGCCAGTTAGTCGTGAGTGTTTTTTAACATCTGCACAAGATTCCATGGCAACAGGCTCTGAAATTGGTTATAGGAATTGCATTAGTAGATCCTATTATTCAATGTATCACTCTGTTTTAGCTATTCTGGAAAACGAAATTCCACATTATTCTGATGGCGGAGTCCACGCGAGTCTTTTAAAATATTTAGAATTTTCTGGTAGTTGCGAACCACACTGTTCACGGCAACTAAGGGCTCTCTCGTATATTTTAAAATCTGCCAGAGACATGCGATGTAAAGCCGATTATGACATCGAATCGGACCAAATATCTAAGCCTAGTGCTGAAGATGCGATTACACGAGCTAATCGTGTAATTGCAATGTGTGATACTTTAAAAGCTGCAGCTTAAAGACATGCTTCACGCATCATGATATTTCTTACATTTGCATTAGTATTTTTTTTCGTAATGTCGTTGTGAGGAGTATGGCTATGAAACAAAGCGAAGCCTTTGCTTTGAAAGCAACATTATCTGTCGATAAAGTCTATGGCCGTTTAGGTTTAGCTTTAAAAGGCTTATCGAAAGCTGCGCCTAAGTATTTAGATGATGCGAACAGATTCAAAGGTCCTGAGATACATGGACGTCGCAAAGCAAAAGCTGCGTAATCGCAGTAGTTAAAATTAAGGCACCGTTTAGGTGCCTTTTGTATTTATGGGGTTCAGAGATTCTCTCACATCACTAGATAATGGGGGTTATTGATATCCGACTCGGTGACCGCCCACTGAAGCCATTTCTCTTGGACCTCCTTGATTACTTTCCTACCTTTTAAATTGACCTCTACTACATTGCACTCAAACATATCAAAACCGTTAATCTGATATTTATTCATCAATTCAGCATTGATCGATGGTTTTGAGTAAGGCCCTTTGGTGCTTCGAACAATAAGGAAAAATCCCATTTTAATTGGTAGTAACACTGTCAGTTTATGAGTCGCGGCCATAGATAGCGCTTGTGGTAACTTCATGCCGCTTCCTTGCCCTTAGGTGCGAAGAACAGCGCGACGGGGCCATCTTCGGTGTCGTGGATACTCAGCAAGAATGAGCCGGCCTTGTCGCAAACGGGGTTCCAATCGCTGATATCGTTATCGCCCTCGTCAAAGTAGCGCTCGATCTGATCTTCAGGCGCATCGAGTTCAAACCAAATCGCCACAAACTCGCCGCCTTGGCGTGCCGCCCATGCTTCACACTCTGCGCGGGTCACACCTTCATCCCACTCGGGCAAATCGGGATGGGTCCAATAACCTTCTTCACGTTCTACAGTTGCTGCTTGTATCGGGTTCATAAAAACTCCTATGCCGCTTCGGCGGTGTGTATGCAAAGCTCTGGGAGATTTGCGCGGGTAAGTGCTTCGGCAAACGGGGGCGGAACGCTGTTGCCCACTCGGGCGACTTGCTGCTTTTTAGTCGATTTGCCGTTGTAGTTACTGATAATGTATTCAGGGTTAAAACCTTGGCAGGCGAACAGCTCATGGGGTTCGAGCATACGCATACCGATATCGATGATTTGATAGGGCTCACCCTTGATCATCACTAGGCCAAAGCGGTCATTGGTGGTGATGGTGTGCAATGGTTCGTTACATGCCACGCCGTCTTGCTCGTTGCCGTAGTATTTGATGAAGAACGCGCGCACTTCGCCGAGGTGTAAGCCGCCAGCGGTGATCGTGTGTGCGGGCTCGTCCATTGCAAAGCCGAGGTTAGTACCACGCAATTTAATCATGTGGCTGGTGATCAGCGCGTTGTGATCAACCGTTGTCACAGTCGGTAAGGGATTTTTTAGATCGTCACCTGGTCCCGAGTAATTGCCGCCGTAATGCTTGCAGATATTGGCTGCCGCTAGTACCGGTTGCACCACCGCAAAGTGACCGCCTTTTACCTCGGCGCATATCGTGCGCAAGGGTTCATCAACGGGCATATTGCGCTGATTACTGGCATTCGCGTGCTCAGTAATAAAAGGGGCTAACGTGACATTTTGCGGAACGATAAACGGCTCCTTGGCATCAAACACAAACTTTTGAATCCCTTTAGCAATGCGCTTCATGGTGTTTTCTGCCAACGGCTTTTTACGGCCGAAGATGGATTTGCAGGGCAGTGACCAGTCGATGCATTCAGCAGCCGTTCGCCAAGGTTGCAGCTTGCCCGATTTAACCGCTTCGCTATTGGGTGCGCCGTGGGTCGGCTCAGGCCAAACGATGGGCTGGCCATCACAACGGGCGATCATAAATAGGCGTTTGCGAATGGTCGGGGCGCCGAAGTCACAGGCACGTAGTTCGCGCCACTCCACCTTATAACCCAGCCCTTTCATCAGTTTAGCTGTATCGAGTAAGCCTAATGTTTCGACGCACTCAGCAAGTGCGGGGTGATCTGCATCTATGCCAGTGCTCAACATACTGACAAAGGCGTTAAAGGTTTCGCCTTTGCGCTCAGGGCAGGGGCGCATCGCCTCCGTGACTGGGCATTCGATAACTGGCCCCCACGTTTTAAATTCTTCAACATTCTCAAGCATCAACACGCGCGGCCGAACCATCATCGCCCAGCGAACCGTCACCCAAGCTAAGCCGCGGATCTCTTTACTCACGGGCTTGCTGCCTTTGGCTTTGCTGAAATGTTTACAGTCGGGTGAGAACCAAGCTAAATCAACCGGCTTACCTGCCGTCGCTTGCACGGGATCGATATCAAATACCGACTCGCAATAGTGCAACGTCTCTGGGTGATTTGCTGAATGCATCGCAATGGCGTCAGGGTCGTGGTTAATAGCGATATCCACACTGCGACCAATCGCCCACGCTATGCCCGTACTTGCACCGCCACCACCTGCAAAATTATCAACGATTAAGCCTCGCATGCTGCTTCTCCTTTTATCCTGAGTTTTGATTCTGCGTTGAGTGCGAATACTTCGGCGTCGGCTTGGCCGAAGTCGCTGCACTCGATGGCGTTAAAAGACTTACAAATGCCCCAGCCTTGATAGTTGTTTGGCGTGTACTTCACTTCGATTTGTTGCTGATCGCACATCAAGGTGGAGTAGGGCTTAGATAACGTGACCACGCCCGCTTTAGTGCTGAACTTATTCATGCCGCCTCCTTATTTTGGTTGTCGCTTGCTTGGCTGACAGGTTGGTGGCAGGGCAGACGCATTGGGTGATATCGGTACGAATACACTATGGTGCGGCTAATGCCCTTGGCTAAGTTGGTTAAACCGTTGCCCAATGCTTGCCAGTACAGACAATCTAACGCGCCGAGTGCTAGCGCGATTTTGATGCTGTCGCCCGTTTTGGCCTTGAGTAACAGGCTTAACTTATGGCTGCGGTAATGATTTAACAGATGGCGAAACGCCGCTGATTGAGTCATTTAGGCTACCTGCTTCGGTTGCAAAGGGTTTGATTGCAAAGGTTTTGATTGCAGCTTGGCCCAGTCGATGGCTTTAATGGCCTCGACCGTGGCGGCGATTTGTTCTAACTTCTTTTGCCCGCGCATAAAGTTTGATAGCTCAATACCGTGGCGAGCCGCCGCGCGTTCGGCGGGCAGGGCGCTGGTGTAATGCAGCGTTAACGCGGCAATCACCTCGGGCGAACTAATGCGGGTGAGCGATAGCAATAACGCAACACGCTCTTGTGATTCAAAGCCTGGGAGTAAATGGTTCATACGCTATTCCTTCCTTTTGAATCAGCAGGGCTAAGCTGCGGCTTCGCCGTTAAACACCACCAGATTGATGATGGGTTTCTTGGTTTTTGGGTTCACCTTGTCCGACAGCTTGTGATAGCGAATATGCACATCGCGGTGGGCTTCTTGGGTCATGGCTAAAACGATATATTGCTGGCACAGCGCGGGCGTCGATAACGAATGCGACAGGCGTTGTGGCTTCATGGTTTCAAACAAGTGCTGCGCCATATCATCCAACTTAGCTTGGTACTCATCGGGGCTCAGTTGACGGCGGTTAGGGTGCGCGCCTACTGAGGTGCTGCACTTTTTGGCCGCTTGATTTTTCGCTAAGGTCATGGACACGCCGTAAACAAAAAACATAGATACCTCCCCACTGAGCCGCTGATTACGCTAAGTTGATTTGATCTTGTTTGGCGGCGTCGCGTTGCTTGTCGAGGTATTCGGCAAGGTCGGTGACATTGACCATCCAAGGCGCTTTGTTGCTGTTACTGGTGCGAAAGGCGGCTAAGGGCAAGCGGCCGGCTTTGGCATAGTTGGCCGCGGTACGCGGTTCGAGGCCAAAATACTCTTTGCTGATTTGATCCAGTGGCACTATCACTTTGTTGAACTGGGCCATAAGCAAAAACGCGGTGTTGATGCCTTTCATGTTGGTTGCTCCGCTTGGGTGAGTTGCAGCGGATGCACGTTAGTGGCCGCCTGCTCGTTACGCCACACCATCACCTTGCCGTACAAGCCTTGTTGGGGCTCAGTGAAGCGCAGGCAGAAATTGAGCCCGAGTTCGCCCGTGTGGCGGATGAACTGGCGGTAAAACGCAGGGCTTGGGTGGTGATAGGCAAAATGCTTGACCAGTTCGGCGCAACGGGCTTGCGCCCGTGGGCAATCCATCGGGTCTGTGTGGCCCTTGGCCAGCGCCATCAAGCAGGCAAAACGTATTGCAACCAGTAGACGAAACTCATCGCGTTGCTTAGGTGTGGTGTGAACTTTCGCTAGAATCATTTCCTTGTCCTCGGTAGTGGGTACAAGGTAAAAGATAAGATAACTTATCTTTGTCGTCAATTGGAAAGTTAACTTATTTTTGAGTGTTTTTGTTTTGGTGATTTTTTGAACGAGTACTGAAGTGGGCTAAAATATTGAAATCAGATGAATTCATAATGGCTTAAACCATAATTAGCTCACTATTAGTTATGAATTGAGGTTCAAAGACCTGCACTTTTATCAGTTCACTTTAATTTTAATAAAAACTAAAACTTACATTGTTAGTGTTACTTATTTTCTTCCTTAATGTAGAGTAAAATACGCCAAATACAGAGTTAAATTAGTAAGTGTTGGATAATACTATCCGCAATATTTGTACATGTAGAGAAAGAGTGAAATGAATAGTAATGTCTGTGACAATCAATGGCTTAGGTGTTTTGAGCCTCCGAATTATAATCAATTCGTACATTCAATCAACATCGTAGATCTATTCGCGGGTTGTGGTGGGTTAACCCTTGGTGCTTTGGAAGCAGCGAAAAAACACGGATTGTCAAGCAACATCAAACTTGCAGTAGAGTTGAATACGCAAGCTGCAAATACCTATGAAAGCAATTTTTATAAAAGTTTGTCAGCTATTCATAAAGGTGACATTTCAGAGCTGATTTCGAATTATCCAGGTGATATTGTTTCTGCTACAGAGAGAGAGATTCAGCTAAATAATAGTAATATTGACGTACTTTTAGCTGGTCCTCCATGTCAAGGGCATTCTAGATTGAATAATCATACTAGATCTAAAGACCCTCGAAATAAATTATACTTAAAAGTAATTCGTTTTGTTGAATTGTGCAGACCGAAGTTTGTTGTTATTGAGAATGTATTAAATATTAAATACGATTCAGATAACATTTTGCAAGAAAGTGCTAACTTTCTGACGAAGTTAGGTTACACAGTTGAAAACTTAATAATTAAAACTGTTAGCTTTGGTATTGCACAAAATAGAGTTAGACATATTCAAGTCGCTTCAATAGAAAAAATTGATTTTAATCTAGATGCCTATCGTTCCAGCTCCGTCTTGTCTGATGTTATTGAAGACATTATTGATAATGGAGAAAATTCTGACTCTATATTTGATACTCCTTCCGTAACTGCGCATTCAGAACGCATTGATTACCTTTTTGATCATGAATTATATGATCTTCCAAATGAAATGCGACCTGATTGTCATAAGAATAAAAAGCATACTTATAAAACTTCCTACGGTCGCTTGAAATGGGATCAACCGTCATCAACAATCACAAGAGGTTTTAGCACCATGGGCCAAGGTCGATTTGTCCATCCATTGAGAAGACGAACTTTAACTCCTCATGAGGCCGCTCGTATCCAAGGTTTTCCTGACTTCTTTAGTTTTAAAGATTACAAAACTCGTGGCAATTTGCACTTGATGATAGCAAATGCAGTTCCTCCGAAAATTAGTGCAATGCTTGTTGATTTATATTTGTCTCAAAGTAAAAGGAATTAAATATGTTAGCTCAGTCTGATGAAAAAGTTGCAATTGAAAATCAAATAAAATTATGTATGCAGTCGTATGATTATGATACTACGGAATATCCCGTTGGTGTTATTATTGAAATGTACCAAAGAAGTTTAGATTTTCTTTTTCTAGAAGAGGAACAAAATACTGGTGATATTATTTATATACCAGATTATCAACGAGAATTTGTTTGGACCGATGAGCGTCAGTCTAAATTCATAGAATCAATGATAATAGGTGTTCCAATCCCTTATCTATTTCTAGCTGATATATCAGGTAATATGGAGGTTGTGGATGGTTCTCAACGGTTAAGAACACTGTATAGTTTCATAGTTGGAGACTTGAAACTTAAAGGACTTAAACAATTAACATTATTGAACGGTAAAAAGTTTAATGATCTACCTTTAGTTCGACAGAAAAGATTCCGTTCTAAATCAATTCGAGCAATATTATTAGGAGAGAAAACAACCTCTGAAGCAAGATATGATCTTTTTGAAAGGCTTAATACTGGTAGTGATGAGCTCAAACCAGCTGAAATTAGAAAGGGGGCTTTTGCAGGACCTTTTGCTGATTTTCTTTCTGAATGTGCAGAGGAAGAACTCTTCAAAAAACTTTGTCCAGTAAGTGTTAAAGTAGGTTTACGTCAAGAGAATACAGAAAGAGTCTTAAGATTTTTTGCTTATTCGGCAAGCGATCCAATAGTTGGCTATAGGGGAACAGTCAGTCCTTTCCTAGATACCTATATGAAGGGTATAACAAAAACTTGGAATGCTGATATCGAACGTGAGATGAAAGCTAAGTTTCTTGCTATGCTTAATTTTGTTGACCAAAACTTTCCTTATGGTTTTAGAAAATTTGAAGGAGCTAACTCAACTCCAAGAGTTAGATTCGAGGCAATATCGGTAGGTGTTGCAAATGCTATAGCTTTAAATCCAGATCTTAGCGTGAATAATGTTGAATGGATCGATTCAGATGAGTTCCATATTCAAACTCGTTCTGATGCTGCGAACAATAAATCAAAATTAGTTGGACGAATTGATTTTGTAAAAAATAAGTTGTTGGGGATTTAGAAATGGATTTAGAAATGGAGGATTTTGAGAGTAGAGTTAATGAAATTGAGCTTTATTTTCAATTTATGGAACAAATAACCGCAACTAATGCTTGTATTGGCGATCTTTACGATGTTGAATTTGAAAAAATTAAAATTGATTCAGAAGTTAAAAAGATTTTTAAGGCAAATTTATTTTTACTATTATATAACTTGATTGAATCTTCTTTTAAGAGTGCTTTGGTAAAGCTGATTCAAGATATTAATGGTTCTAATAGTAAATATGGAATGTTAATTCCTGAGATAAGGAAAATTTGGTTTCAAGATAAAACAAAGTTTTTTTCTGAAAAAACACCAAGAATTTCTGGTAAAACTGTAAATAAATTAGAGTATTATTTCCCTATTGTTGATGATATCTTCGAATTTGTTTTAAGTATTCCAGAGAAACCTGAGATATCTGGAAATTTAGATGGACAGAGTATTCGAAAGTTATTAGAAAAATATGGTATTTTGTCTGAAGAAATAAAAAGTCTAAAATCGGAAAAGTTAGTTAAAGTCAAATCCAATAGAAATGATTTAGCGCATGGTGATATTTCTTTTTCAAAATGTGGGCGAGATTTAAGTGTTCCAGAATTAAAAGAAATAAAAGATCAAGTGATTAATTATATGCGAGTAATATTAAATGAATTCAATAGAAAAATTGAGAATAAATATTATTTAATTAGTTAGTAGTAATTTAGAATTTGTTATAAGTTTTTATTTTTTCTATTGAAGTCAGCATTAGCTGAATTCAATAGATTTTAAATTAATACTGAATACCAAAACACTTTACCAATCACTTTAATGTTTTTAAGTTGTTCGTTATTGATGTGCTCGTCTGGCCACTCATCGGTGTTGTAGCTACGTAGGCGCAGGCCACCACCGGGGAGTTTGTAGAGCATTTTGACACGCATCATGCCATCGTGGTTAATGGCGTACATTTTACCGTCCACTATTTCGGTGGCTGAGGTATCTACACCGACAGTTGAACCGTGGGGTAATACTGGCTCCATGCTGTTGCCATTCACTTTGACACAGGCCGCATGATCTGTGTTTACACCTTGACGCTTAAGGCTACTTTTGGCAAAACGGAGCTTAGGGCCTTTATATTCAACACCTTCTGCAATGCCTTCACCCGCCGAGAGTTCGATATCCACGTAAAAGGGAATTTCGACTTCATCCTCACCCAGTGGACTATCGTTGTCCCATAGATCAAAGCCGCCAGCCCATTCAGCATTGGATTCAGGTTTCGCAGCGACTTGTCCATTTAGAAGCCAGCTGAGATCACATTTCAATGATTTCGCTAAAGCAAATAAATTTGCGCCCTTTGGGGCTGTCTCATCTTTTTCCCACTGAGTTACTGCAACAGCAGAAACCCCAACTAAAGCACCAAGTGCTTTTTGGGTGATACCTAATTCTTTACGCTTTTCGCGTATGCGCTGACCGAGTGTTTTCATGTAAGTGATCTTATCTTTTGTTGACATAAGTTTCCTTTCTTTCTATTGTGTAAGAAAACTTATTTATTCGGTGTGGAGATCAACCCATGACAAAAGATGATGCTGTCAAATTTTATGGTTCTCAAACCAAGCTAGCTCAGGTTTTGAACATCAAACCTTCTGCAATTAGCCAGTGGGGTGAAGACGTTCCCGAACTCCGTGCTTATCAAATTGAGCGCCTAAGCCATGGTGCACTCAAAGTTAACCCCGTCGTTGTTTTAGATAATCCTAAGCCCGCGAGTGTGGCTTAGGTTCACTTTAGGTTGAAGGAGGACAGTACACATGAAAACCCATTCACGTAAAAAAGATAGCCGTTTGAATTTGTTGATGAAAACGATTCATCGGGTGTTGGAGTTACCCAAGATGACGCGCTTTGCGTTGGCGATAGATTTTGTTGCGGCGGTTGAACGCCTTGGGCTGAGCGAGGTGTTAGCGGCGGAGGGCATTAGCTTTGCGAGCACTCAAGACGTACACAACGATGCGCGGATTAATGCCCAAAAGCTGTTCCGTTGGCTCGGCCAGTACGAGGGCCAGCATCCGCAGGTGGATCGCTTGTTTCATGTTGAGCAAGCATTGGTGGCGGCACTGCCCGAGCATTTGCGGGTGCAGTATCTCAACGATGTGTTTGGTTGCACTGGGGTGACGGTCATTGCAGACCGTATGAATGACGGCCATGTGTTGCATGTGGCCGATATGGCGGCATCGCTCACCAAAGAGAACGCCGAGGCGCAAGTGGCGGTGATCCATTTGGGTCCGGCGCCGAAGCGCGAGCAATTAGTGGCGGCGCACCGTGAGTTAAAAGAGTCGGCGGCAACCACGCAAGCGAGCATGGCGGCGTTAGAGCTGGCGTATCCGTATTTAGCGAGTCATGGCGGTAAGGCGGCGCAATACGTGGCCGAGAAGTGATTGGCATGTTGATTAGCGGTAAAGATAAGAAAGCCCGCTAGAGCTGTGGAGGCAGCGGGCTTAATACCTAAGTGAGGCAACAGCATGTTACGTAAGCATGGGCTTTGGGTCAATTGTCGGCCTTGATACCACGGCTTTAAGGCATGCAAGGGGGGCGATATGTTTGATCCTGAATGTTTAATCTGTTGTTTGGAGGGCGGCGCCGCGTGTTCGGTGCATGGCGATGTTGCGAATCGTGATGATGAACCTGTTACGCCAGCGTTTGCAGATTATATGCGGCGAGAGGATGAAGCGGTCGATTCAAAGGTCGCGTTATTGGTTGCTCAGGCTAACGTGCTGATGATGCAGGCGGCAGCCTTGAGTAAAAACACGTTACCCATGTGCCAAGTTGATTTACGGCGTGAGTTATCGACTTTTTACGGTTTTAGCACCTTGGATATTTTTAGCCGCTTGCAGGTTGGGCGCATTGTTGAGCTGTTGCGAACGCAACCCGAGTTAGAGGCGTTAGATAACGTCAGCTTAGTGGAGATCGCCAACAAAGTGGTGAGTCGGGTGATTTTAGGTGATGAAGGCACCTTGATGTTGCCGCGGGTGTGTGTGGATTGGTTTTTGGGTTACTTGCAGATGGAAGAAATGCGCGCCGAGCGTTCGATTGAGGTGACGCGTATTGACCCCGTTAATCAGGCCAAGCATATCAAGCGGCGCGATATTTATAGCCAGTTACGCACTAATTTGGCGCGGGATATTTATCACTTGGATGGCTGAGTATTGATGATGTGACAAAACATAAAGGGTTGAAGTTGAAATAAGAAAGCCCGCTGAAGTTTGGCGACTGAGCGCGGGCTTAATACCTATGTGAGGCGATTACATGTTACGTATACATGATGATTTCGTCAATTTTGTGCTGGCTGTCGCGCAGTTAGGCGGTGGTTTATGAGCATGGAATTGATGGTAAAAGCGATGAAGGCCAAGGTGGGTAATCCACTGCGTAAGCTGGTGTTGATTAAGCTGGCCGACAACGCGAACGATAATGGCGAGTGTTGGCCGAGCCATCAGCATATTGCTGACCAGTGCGAGATTGGTCATAGCACTGTGAGAAAGCATATTGCGGCCTTGGTTGATATGGGTTTTGTGACGATTAAAAATCGTAAGGGACCTAAGGGAAATTTAACCAATATTTACACGATTTCAATCTGCTACGAGGTAGCACCCCCTGTGCTAGCAGATAGCACCGAAGGGGTGCCACCAGATAGCATAGGTATGCCACCAGATAGCACACCCCCTGTGCCACCAGATAGCACCGGAATCTATCACTCTTTAGAACCTATCAATGAATCTTTAAAAGATAGTTGTCCAGCAACGAGTGCTAAGTCGGTTTTCAATGCGTTTTTTAAAGCCTATCCCGCCCATCGCAAAGGCGGGTCGGATTCGGCTGCGTGGAAAGCGTGGAAGGCCGAAAAGCTGACCGATGCCGATTGTGTGTTGGCGGTGACCTGGTTGAAGGACGCTGCGGCGCTGGATACCAGTTGGGGCTTTAGCGCGAACGGCCAGTTTGTGTTGGGTATTACCAAGTTTATCCGCGAACGCCATTGGCTAACGCCGTTGCCAAGACCGATGGCCACCGCTGTTGGGCAAGTGGATTGGCGCCATGCGGTGTATGACCCTGAGGATCCTTTGATATGACTGCCAACCAAAATGCGAGCATGAAATCACTGCAGACCTTAATCCGCCAGCCGCTGGTTGGGCAGGGGCGTGTGAGTCAACCTGAACCCACGGCAATGGACATGGCGATTGTGGACAGTGTGTTTAGCAAGTTGCGGGTGTTGTTTCCTGTGAGTGCGCCGCGGCCTGAGGACGAAGCGACCCACAAAGCCGAGTGGCTTAAAACCTTGGCGGCGCAGGGGATTGCAAGCCGCGAGCAAGTGCAAGCGGGATTAAATCGCGCCAGACGCGAGCAGGGTGATAGGCAGTTTTGGCCGACACCACGCCAGTTTGCTTTGTGGTGTCAACCTACGGCCTGTGATTTAGGGCTGCCTAAGTTAGAGGCGGCGTTTAAGGAGGCAACCCGCCATTACCATCATCCTGACAAGCATACGTGGAGCCATGATGTGGTGCGCTTAGCGGTGCGCGAGACAGGCAGTTGGATGTTTGCCACTGGGCTTGAAAAGGACGTGTTGATGACGTTTGAGCGCAATTACAAAGTGTTATGCAGACGCTTTAGCCGTGGCGAGTTGACCGATGTTGAGTTGCCAAAGGCATTACCTGAAACGGTGACGCGGCCCACTGAGGCGGCAAAGGCAAAATCGATTATTGCCAATTTACGAGCAAACCTAGGGCTTAAGGGGGCAAACGATGGCTGCTAGCGGGGTTGAGGTGGGTAAGTTGAACGATGCTGCGCTGCGCCGTTGGTTACGTAGCGGTTTGACGCGGGATTTTAGGGACCCGCAGTTTCCTGAGGTGCGTTTACGGGCAACGGCGGATAGGGCGAAGGCGAGTGTGCATTTGGTGATTAATGAGGGGGATAAGACGGTTTGGAAGAAGCAAGGCGTGTGGCCAAGTATGTGTATTAAGACGTTTTTAGCGGATTTACCTGTGATGCTGGCTAAGCGCAGTGCGGGCGCGGATGTGTTGCGCGGTGAGTTTGCGACTGTGACTGATTTGCTGTTGTGGTATGGGGATTATTTGGATGGTAATACGACGTTAAGCCCGAGCTGGCGCGATAACTGTAGGTCGATTATGCGTAAGCAGTTGTTGCCTAAGTTGGGGAATGTGGCCTTGGCTGAGTTGTCGTTTTTGGTGGTGGATAGTGCGTTGGTGAAGCTGATGCTGAATGAGGGTTATGCGCCGCATTATATTCGTTTGAGTGTGAATGTGCTTAAGCGGGCGTTGAGTTTGGCGGCGGATTTTAGGTTGTTATTGCTTAATCCTCTGATGGGGTATCGAGTGACGATGAGTTTAACCTTATCACCTAAGCCTGATACGCGGTTGATGGAGTCGGACTTAGGGCCGTTGTTTGTGGCGTTGCGGGATGCATTTATGCCGGTGGCGATGTTGTTTATGTTGATGCTGATGTTTGGGACGCGCATTGGTGAAACCCGATTGGCACGATGGGAGCATTTTGCGGGTGAGTATTGGTTTATCCCTGCGGCGAATGCGAAGAACCGCCAAGAGCACCGGCTACCGTTAACGCCTACGGCTAAGGCGTTGATCCAGCATTATTTACAGTGGCAGCTTAAAAATGTGGGTAAGCGGGCGTTTTTGTTTGCGGGTGATGTTGGCGCTATTAGCCAGCGCACTGCGCATTATTGGAGTGAGACGATTCGGTTTAAGGAGTTTACTTCGCATGATTTGCGTAAGCTTTGCCGCACGATTATCCAAGACATGGGCGTGGATACTATGGTGGGTGAGCGGTTGCTTAATCATGCCTTGCCTGTGCTTTTGCGTACCTATGTTCATTCGACTTTGGATAAGGGCATGTTGAGTGCGCTTGATGCGTATCATGCGCATTTAATTTCGCTCGGTTTTAGTGAGGTTGCGCCCGAGATAATCCCTAGATCGTCTGAGAATGTTGGGAGTACTCAAACCCTTGGTGCGAGTGGGTGGCTGTGATGATCGTTGCATCAGCCTTACAAGAGTATGCAATGGCACAAATTAAGGTGGTTTTATGAGCAATCGGTCAGCAATCATTCTAAAAACTGGGCGTGGTATTAGGGGCTTTAGTCAGCATGAAGTGGCTGAGATTTACGGAGTTGATCGCCGTACTTATCAGCGATGGGAGAGCGGCAAAAGCAATGTTCCTTCTAACCATTTTCTTGCCATCTTGGATGATGTATTTCATTTATCGATTGAGCAGATCACGGAGGTAGCGAATGAGGCCATCTAATTTAAGAGTGACATTGGTTGCTGATGGGCGTGATGACTTGGTCAACATGAAAGCCCTTCGTGCTGGGCTCAATGCCTGGGGGCGTTATTGGGCGTTCCAAGAACTCGGTAAAGGTTTCACTAATCGTAGTGCTTGCGATAAGTTAGGCGAGGTGCAGGTTTATGGATGTGCGTTGGTTAGGGAGTTGAGCGTTCCTAAGCATGTGGTCCAGTTCGATAGGATGATTGAGTGTTTATCGCCAAATTGTATTCGGGCGATTCGCACCTGTTACGTGTGCAAAGGCCAGTGGGCATTGATGGGGTTCGATAGCAAGAAGTCGTATGTGTATTGGTTGAGAAGGGCAGAGATTCAATTAGCAAAGTGAGGTGGGTGATGGAGCAATTCTTTTTGTTTGGAGATTTAGAAACGGGTGGACTGAACGGCCGCTTAGACAATGGGATGCTGGGTATGGAGTATTACCCTATCTTTGAGCTGGCCTTTATCGTGACTGATAGTGAGTTAAACCAAGTGGGTGAAGCGCTGCACGTTGTTGTGCATCAAGACGATGAACACATTGCAAGGTCACATGAGTGGGCGATAGATGTGCATACCAAGAGTGGGTTGTTAGCTGCTGTTCGTGCCTCATCAGTATCGTTAGCACATGCTGAGCAGATGGTTATCGAACACCTGAAAGCACTGGGAATACCTAAGCATGACCGTAAAGCTAAGACTGGTGTGGTGTTTGCTGGTAACTCAATCATGTTTGATCGTTCGTTTATCATGTGCCAAATGCCTGAGCTTCATGAGTACATGCATTACAGGCAGCTAGACATATCAGCAATAGGGCTCGCAGCTAGAGCTTGGGCGCCAGAGGTTGAGCGTAATGCGATTAAGGCTAAGCAGTATCAGCATGAAGCCTTAGCCGATATTCGGGAGTCGATAGCGGAACTCAAGTACTATCGCGACGAGTTGTTTGGTTGTGAAATATCATCTTTGTCAATAGGTTAGGCGCGGTCTGTTCAAATGAGAATGGCTATCATCAGAGCTAGATGCGACCTATTATCATCACGGGTCCTTCCGGCTCGATTCACTGCGGGGGCAGTGACGCGCAATGCTTCACTACATATGAGAATTTTGGGGAGGTTGGTTGTTGTTTTATGAGCCCCCTAAAATCTAAAGAAATTCAAGTAACAAAATGTTAACCTATCATTTTGATTTATCTTAATTTTATTAAGTGTGTGCCTAGTGATGTTTGATGGTCATTTTTGCCGCCGAATATAACAACTTTGTCAGATCGTTTTTTGATCCTTCGATCATCCAGTTTCCCCTTATCTGAATTTTTTACGTGATGACCATTTTCTTGGCGTTGGGAATATGGTTCTCATGGTTCGTGTTGCCTACCGCTGAAAATAGCTAAATCAGTTAAGTGATAAGTAAAATGTAAATTCAGCTAAATGCTTTTATCACTCAAATCACTTAAGCGATAAGTAAAACGATAAATCCTCTGTGATTAAGTTTTCACGTATCACATATTTACAAATTCCGAAACGGCACTTTTGTCGCTTTATGCGGCACATTTGCCGCTTTCAAGGCCCTTAAAATCGAGTACATTTGTATACGCTTGCTAAGGTTACATTTATTCAGTCGCACGTTATTTCTCTGCCAAGGGCTCCTTTTAGGGGCCCTTTTTATTTGGCGCTATTTCTTGTTCGCAAACATCCAAATAGCTGTTCGTTAGCTAACCCCCGCTGAAAAAAAGCGGTCGCTGCAATGGTGGTCGTGGTGGGTATGTGTTGCCGTGGTGTTTGACATTGCCGCTACGGACGTTGAAAGACACTAAAAACATCAGCTGTTAGAGGCGGCTACCTCACCGTTGATCTAACCGTTGGCCGCGCTAAGGCTAACCTAATTTTAAAGGAGACTGACCTATGTCATTAAAGCAAAAGCTCATGGCACTGGGGCTTTCTTCTGCTGTCGCACTGGCGGGGGCTAATTTGATTGCCCCCGCTGAAGCGCCGAACGGCGAGCCCATTCTGCACACCTATCTTGATCCGGTGGAAGTTATCACCGCTTGCTTTGGGCACACTGGCACCGAGCTTGAGCTAAACCAGTTTTTTAGCGAGCAGCAATGCATTGAAATGTTCGCCAAGGATTTAGGCAAAGCCGATCGGCAGCTGCGGCGGCTAACGTATCCGGTGCAACTTACCGAAGGTGAGCACGCTGCTTATCTCAGTCTGATTTACAACTTTGGTGCGGGTAACTTTCAAACCTCCACCTTGCGCAAGCTGTTACTGCGCGGAGAAAGGGTGGCCGCTTGTCACCAGCTCACCGAGGCATGCGGTAAACACGGCTGTAATGGTTTTGTCTATGCCGCTGATATCAAGTTGCCTGGCTTAGTCGAACGCCGCAAAAAAGAACGTAAAATCTGCTTAAAGGATTTATATGTGGAACAAAATCATTAATGCCACTGGCTCGCTGCACCTGTATTTAATCGCAGCGCTCATCATAGTGATAACGCTACTTGGCCTTAGCCTTACCGCTGTTAAAGCTGATCTCGCGTTAAAAAACTCGCAGATTGAAACGGCCGCCGTTAACCAGCGAATGCTGCAAGATGATCTCACGGTTGTTACCGATGAACTGCAAGCGCAGGCCAAAGAACGTGACAGGCTCGCTAAGGATTACGCCTTTGCCTTAGCGCTCAATGAACAAACCGCTAAAGCCAAGGCCGAGATTGATCGCCAGCTTGCTGATCAGCGAGAAGCCATTAAAAAACTAAGGACCTCAGCCAATGAACAAACCCGAAGTTGGGCTAATACTGCTGTGCCTGATGATGTTAAGCGGCTGCTCAAACACGCCGCCTATTGCGCGCACCGTAGTCACCAAGCAGACCCAATATGTGTTACCGCCGCAATCATTAATGAGCCAGTGCCTGCCAGCCGAATGTAGTTCAGATGCTAATGCCGATCTGCCCGATTGCATCATTCAACTCTTAGCCGTGATCGCCAAGTGTGATACCGATTGGCAGAAACTCGAAACATGGCGAATGGAAAAACAGCATGAACAATCCATACATTAATGATGTGACCACTCAAAAATCGCTGACTTTTAGCGCTTATGTATCGTCGCTCATGAGCACAATTGGAGGTGCGTTTACGTTGAATGAAATCGCCATTTTGCTCGGGATATTCTTCGCGCTCGTCACCCTATTAGCCAACGTTTTTTATCAGGAGTTGCGCCGCCGCCGTGAGCAACGTCAAACAGATAAGGACGAACTACGCGCCCAAGAGTTACACCGAGCGGAGATGCAGCTGAAAGCAGCACTGTTAAAACAGGTAGATGAACACCATGGCACGCATTCAACCATCACCACCCGAGCCTGTTCTACTGAGTAAAACCGACCTATGCAAAAGCCTTGAGATCAGCACCCAAGCGTTTGATAAGTGGGACGTGCCAGTGCACAGCAAGCTCGGTCGCGTGTGTTTATACAAAATGGCCGATGTGGTGGGTAACAGACTTGCCAACGAGCGTAAAAAAACCATCACTAAACCCGATGAAGATGATCCCGATAAGCCAGATATGGACTACGAACGCTGGCGCTTAATCCGAGCCCAAGCAGTTGGGCAGGAGATTAAAAACGAAAAAGACCTCAAAGAAGTGGTCGAAGTTAATTTTGCTACCTTTGTGCTAAATCGCATTGCTGCGCAAATTGCCCCAGTGCTCGATCAAATACACATACGGGTAAAACGCAAATTCCCCGACATTCCAGAACGCACAATCGACGCTATCAAAGCGGAGGTGATTAAAAGCCAAAACACCGCCGCCGATCTTGCGGAGGGCATTGAGGGTTTATTAGATGAGTATATCGGCCGCGCAGATTAAAAATCTGAAAGCTGCCGTTGCTGCTGGGCTGCGTTCGTTCTATCGCCCACCGATGCTCACCTGTTCTGAATATGCCGACGAGCACTTTTACATGTCGTCGGAGTCCTCTTACACCGAGGGTAAGTGGGAAAGTTTACCGTTTCAAATTGGCATTCTTAATGCCATGGGTAATGACCAAATCAGCACGCTTAACTTAATGAAGTCAGCGCGTGTCGGTTACACCAAAATGCTGATGGCTAACGCTGCTTACAAGATTGAACACAAAAAGCGCAACGTGTTGATCTATCAGCCTCGTGATGGTCAAGCCAAAACCTTCATGAAAAAGCACGTTGAAACGGCGATTCGTGATATCCCTGTGTGGCGATCGCTTGCGCCTTGGATGGGGCGCAAGCATAAAGACAGCACGCTAGAAGATAAGATTTTCACCAACGGCAAAACGCTGATGGTGCGCGGTGGTACCGCTGCAGCTAACTATCGCGAAATCTCCACCGATGATGTGATCTACGATGAGCTAGCGGGTTTTGATGAATCCATCGAGCACGAAGGTAACGCCACATCGCTTGGTGATACTCGTATCGAACTGTCGATGTTTCCTAAGTCGATCCGCGGTTCAACGCCTAAAGTGCTCGGTACCTGCCAGATTGAAAAAGCCTGCAGCGAATCACCGCACTATTTTAGGTTCAACTTACCTTGCCCACACTGCGACGAACTGCAGGATTTAAAGTGGGGCGGCCCCGAAGAAGCCTTTGGGATTAAGTGGCATAAAAATGCCAAGGGTGAGCACGATCCAAGCACAGCCTATTATCTGTGTGAGCACTGTGGTTGCTGTATCGAAAACAATCAGCTCGATGATATGGAGCTGCACCCAAGCGCAGTTTGGATATGCGAAAACACCGGCATCCACACTAAAGACTTTTTAGACTTTTATGATGCCGACGGAAACGACATCACCACGCCGCCCAATATCTCGATTCATATCTGGTCGGCCTATAACTCGCTCAACAGCTGGGCGAAACTGGTTACTGAGTTCTTTAAAGCCAAAGGCGATAAAGAAAAGCTGCAGACTTTCGTCAACACTAAGTTAGGCCAGCCATGGGATAACGACAACGGCGAGCGCTTAGAGTGGGAAGAATTAGCGAAGCGCCGCGAAATGTACCCGAGTGGCAAAGTGCCTAATTGGGTGGTGTATTTAACTTGCGGTATCGACACCCAAGATAACCGTTACGAAGGCCGTGTTTGGGGCTGGGGTGCGGGTAAAGAGGCGGCGCTAATTGACCGCTTTATTCTCCATGGTGATCCCGCTGATCAAGTTCTTAAAGACAAAGTGGCTGAGCGTATTGCGCAAAGCTATGCCCGTGCCGATGGTGTTGTGCTCAATATTGGCGTAGTGGGTTGGGACTCAGGCGGCCACTATACCGATGACGTTTACGCCATGAGTAAAAAGCTTGGACTAATGCGGGTTATACCCATTAGAGGTGCCAACGTTTACGGCAAGCCGATCGCCAACTTCCCCCGTAAGCGAACCGCCAAAGGCGTGTACTTAACGGAGGTCGGTACCGACAACGCCAAAGAGTTGTTGATGTCGATGTTGCGGATTGCCCCTGATGTGGATGTGCGCAAACCTGGTGCGATTCACTTTCCGCTCAACGAAGCGGTATGTGATGACGTTGAGCTGCAACAGCTCACCAGCGAACGCAAGGTGCCGGTGCGCCAAAACGGGCGGATCATCTATAAATGGGACAACCAAAAGCGCCGCAACGAGGCGTTAGATTGTTTCGTTTACGCCTTGGCCGCGTTGTATATCGCGATAGAGAAATTCGGCATTAACCTCGACAAACTTTCACAAGTTACCCCGATCGCCATATCAAGCGACCAACCCAAAGAACCAAAACCCAAAGCCGTAAAACAGGCCAATGCAAATGCTGCTTACCTAAACGGTGGCGGTGGTGGCAGTTCTGGCGGTTGGCTGTAGTTAATCGGCTGTCGTAAATAGCATAAAGCCAAGGATAACAGCATGACCCAAACCCAATGCCAACAGATGATCGATGCGTACTTTCAGGCCGAGCTTGATGTGTTAGCAGGCAAGCAAACCACGATCAACGGCAAAACAATGACCACCGAGGACCTAGGCGAAATTCGCAAAGGTCGGCTTGAGTGGGAGCGCCGATTAAGTGCCTTTAGCCGCCCACAGGGTGGCGTCAAGTTAGCCAGCTTTAACTAATCAAGCCGCATTAATAAGGCACTTCTAAAAATATAAGTCGGAGCAACACATGAGCATTATCAATGATGCGCTGGCGATATTTGCCCCGCGTTTAGCATTACAGCGTGAAGCGGCCGCAATGAGCTACCGCAACCTGAAAGGGTATGAAGCCGCCAGCCCAAGCCGCACGCATCGCGCTAAAAAGGAAAGTCGCGGGGCTAACCAAGCGGTATTTGCCGCAGGTAAAAGCCTGCGTGAGCAAGCGCGCTGGTTAGACGAAAATCATGATCTCAGTATCGGCATTCTCGACCGGATGGAAGAACGGGTGATCGGTGCCCAAGGGATTGTGGTTGAACCGCAGCCGCGCAGTATTAGCGGTGAAATCCTTGATGACTTAGCTAACGATATTCAACGCCGTTTCGGTGCATGGTCGCTTAAGTGTGATGTGACGGGCCGCTTTAGTCGCCCTGAATTAGAACGCTTGGTGTTACGTAGCGCCCTGCGTGATGGTGATGTGTTCGGCCAGCATGTGATGGGTAAAGTGTCGAAGTTCGGCCACCCAAATGAGCAAGGCACTCAATACAGTATTGAAGCGTTAGAAGCCGACTTTATCCCCTACGAGTTAAACGAACCAGCAAAGCGGGTACGCCAAGGGCTTGAGGTTAACGGCTGGGGCCAAGTGGTTAACTATCACGTATTGCTCGATCACCCTGCGGATCAAGTCGGCTTTCGCTACAAAACCAAAGTGATACCAGCATCGAGCATGATGCACTTAGGCTTATTTAAACGCCTGCACCAACTGCGCGGCGCTTCGTTATTCCACGGCATTTTAACCCGCCTTGGCGATATTAAAGACTATGAGGAATCTGAGCGAGTAGCGGCTCGGATTGCGGCCGCGCTGGCGTTTTACATCAAGCGCGGTGATGCCGCCATGTTTGTTCCTGACTCAAGTGGTGAATCGTCAAGCCGCGAAATCCCCATTGCACCTGGCATGACCTTCGATGATCTCAAGCCCGGTGAAGATGTGGGCATGATTGAATCAAACCGCCCTAATGTGCACTTAGTTGATTTTCGTAACGGTCAATTAAAAGCCGCCGCAGCTGGTACCCGTGGCAGCTATTCCAGCATTGCCCGTGACTACAAAGGCAGTTATTCAAGCCAGCGCCAAGAGCTAGTTGAGCAAGACGAATCCAACCGAATTATGCAGCAGTGGTTTTGTGCTGGCTGGTCGCGGCCTGTGTTCCGCAATTTTCTCAAAATGGAAATGCACAACAAGCAGGACCCATTAGTGCTACCGCCTGATCTCGACATGCGCACTTTATTTGATGCCGTGTACTACGGGCCCACCATGCCATGGATTGACCCACGCAAAGAGGCCGAAGGCTGGGAAATGATGATCGCTGCCAACGTCGCAACCGAGGCCGATTGGACTCGCGCCCGTGGCCGTAATCCTGCAGAAGTAAAACGCCAGCGTAAGCGTGAGGTGGATTACAACCGCGAAAACAACATGGTCACGGCCAATGACCCCGACCCCTCGCTAGGAGATCCTAACAGTGAAAAAGACCCCAATAGCATCAGCAATGCTAAGCGCAATGCTGCCAAGCGGAGCGCTGAGCGTGCCCGTCGCAACGCTGAACCAGAGTAATAAACCCGCCAATAGCTGGTATAGCCTCAAAGCCCAAAACGGTAATGCCGAGTTAATGATCTATGACGAGATTGGCGGCTGGGGCATTAGTGCGCAACAGTTCGCCCGTGATCTAAAGGCCCTAGGCAAAGTGGGCACCATTACCGCCCGTATTCATTCGCCAGGCGGCGATGTATTCGAAGGTATGGCGATTTACAACATGATCAAAGGCCATCCAGCGCACAAAGTTTGCTACATCGATGGCCTTGCTGCTTCGATGGCCAGTGTGATTGCCATGGCTTTTGATGAAGTCATCATGCCTGAAAACGCCATGATGATGGTGCATAAGCCTTGGGGTGGAACTCTCGGTGATGCTGAAGATATGCGCAAATACGCCGACTTGCTCGATAAGGTTGAAGGCAATTTAGTGGGCGCCTACCAACACAAAACAGGCTTGTCAGAAGATGAACTTCACGCCTTATTAGCCGCTGAAACTTGGTTAACAGGCCGCGAAGCAGTGGAAAAAGGTTTTGCCAACACCCTCACCGATCCGCTGCAAATGGCGGCATCACTTAATTCAAAACGTCTTAAGGATTTTACTAATATGCCTGAAGCTCTCAAAAACCTGTTTGCACCGCAGGGTAACAGTGCTCCCAACCCACTCGTGCCAGCACCAGCAGCACCTAATGCTCAGTTGCCTGCGCCTGCAGCAACACAACCTGATACCACAGCTATTCAAGCGGCTGCGATTGCGTTTAATACTGAGCGTATGAACGGTATCAATGCGGCATTTACTTTCTTTCCTGAGTTAGCAGAGTTACGTAATCAGTGTATTGCCGATGCCAACATCAATGCTGATAAAGCCAAAGACATGATCTTGGCAAAGTTGGGTGAGAACACTACACCGTGCGCTACGTTACCTCGCACGACTATTTATGCGGGTAACGGCAATATCGTTGGTGACTCGATTCGCGCTCAGTTAATGGCGCGTTCCGGCCATGCAAAAGCTGAAGCTAGCAACAACTATTCGAGCTACACCATGCTTGAGTTGGCGCGCGCCTCACTGTTAGATCGCGGTATCGGCTGCGCTGGATTCAACAAAATGGATATGGTCGGCTTAGCCTTTACACACAGCTCAAGCGACTTTGGCAATATCCTGTTAGATGTAGCTAATAAATCAGTGTTAATGGGCTGGGAAACCGCCGAAGAAACCTTCGAGCGTTGGACCAAAAAAGGTCAACTAGGCAACTTTAATATAGCCAAACGTATCGGCCTTGGTGACTTTAATAGCCTGCGCCAAGTACGTGAAGGTGCGGAATACAAGTACGTCACCGTTGGCGACCATGCACAACAAATCGCGCTGGCTACCTATGGCGAGTTGTTCAGCATTACTCGTCAGGCCATTATCAACGACGATATGAGTATGTTGACTGATATTCCAATGAAAATGGGCTTTGCCGCCAAAGGTACCATTGGCGATTTGGTATATGCGGTATTAACCAAAAACCCCGCAATGGCTGATGGCAAAACGCTGTTCCATAATGAACACGGCAACTTAGGTTCCGGTGCGCCAAGTGTGGCGGCTCTCGATGCCAATCGCATGTTAATGCGTAAGCAAAAATCGGGTAATCGCCACCTGAATATTCGCCCTGAGTTTGTACTGTGCCCTGTAGCGCTTGAAACCACGTTTAATCAGATCATTAAGTCCAGTTCTGTTAAAGGTGCCGATGTGAATTCAGGTATTGCTAACCCAATCCAAAACTTTGCCGAAGTGATTGCTGAGCCTCGTTTAGATGATAACAGCGCGGTTCAGTGGTTCCTTTCTGCGGGTCAAGGCCGCGACACCATTGAGGTGGCTTACCTTGATGGCATCGACACACCTTACATTGAGCAGCAACAGGGCTTCACTATCGACGGCGTCGCCACCAAAGTGCGTATCGACGCGGGTGTTGCACCGCTTGATTACCGTGGCTTGGTGAAATCAACAGGCGTGTAAACAGCGCTAAACCGACATAAATGGGCTATCAAACGATAGCCCTTTTTTATTCAGTTTTGTTTTTAAGCAGGAACACTCTCATGAAAAATTATGTGCAAGATGGCAAGACCATTAGCTTTACGCCCACCGCCGCAGTTGCCAGTGGTGAAGCGGTATTACTGGCCACATTGTTAGTTGTGGCGATTGGCGCCATTGCCGCAGATACCGAAGGTACAGGTGTAACTGAAGGCGTGTTTGAACTCCCTAAAAAATCCACAGATGTGGTCGCTTTAGGTGTTGATCTGTATTGGGACGACACCGAAAAAGAACTGACCACCACCGCCACCGACAATACCAAAGTCGGTAAGGCGTGGTTGGCAGCTGGCAATGGCGCCGAAACCGTCTGGGTGAAGATCAATGCCTAACGTTGGCAACCACTTTGCCGATCGCGTGCGGGGTAAAATGGTGCGGCTGTTTCAGCGTTTGGCTGACCCGTGCCTTTTTACCCCAAGCGATGGCTCCGCGCCATTTACTCGCCTGGTGAGTTTGGATGATAACGGTGCAGAAATTGCGGCCTCTTCTAATGAATATATTCCCGAGCTAATCAGTCGTGCTGAGTTTTTACAATCCGAAGGGGCGGTAAATTCTGGTGATGAGTTTGCGATAGGTGAGGGCACTAGCGTCCAGCAAGGACGGCTCACTCAAAGGGTAAGCATGGATTCGGTCAGCGTGGCCTTTATCTATATTCAGATTGAGGCCTAGCTATGGCACGCATAAAGATTGAAGGCATGGAGGCGGTAACAAAGGAACTTAACCGCATTCGTGATGCACAAGCGCCAGCGATTAATCGGGCGATTGAGGACTCGGTAAAGTTTGGTGAAAAAGCGGCGGTCGATGCGATCTTCAACAAGTATGGTTTCAATTCAAAAAGCTATGTAGAAAACTTGATTAGCTACAGTGTAGACCCTCGAAATTTAAAGGGTTTCGTTACAGCCCGTTACCGCTCGAGTTCCTTAACCCGCTTTGCTTCAGGCAAAAAACGGATAGGTAAAAATGGGAGGTCAAGAGCTGATGGTCACATCATCCGTTCGTTGCGCAATGAACCACACTGGTTTAAAGGCACTTTTACCTTTATAGGTAGAAATGGCAATTTTGTAATGTACGAGCGTCATCGAGGCGAAAAGTGGCGCACCTTTAAACAAGCAAAAGATAAAGGGATTAAGGCTAAATATGGCCCTTCTGTCTTACAAGCTTTCAGAGGCGTGGAAGAAGATATTGAGCCACCAATTATTAAGCATCTACGCGAACGCTACGGCCACCACGCTAGCCGTTAACTAAGAGACAAACTCATGATCCAAGCAATCTTAGACCGCCTCGGGCTGGTTGACGGCGCCACTGTACGTGAAGGTTTTTATGTGCAGTCCATTGCCAAAGAAAGCAAGTTCATCTTTTTGCAGCCTTATACCGATGCCTTTGACGCTAAAAATGGCATTGATAAATATAAGGATGATCTGGTGCTGCAAGTGGTTGCTGGCGTAAAACTCGCTAAAAATCCGCAACCAACCAGTGAGCTAATCAACCTCGTGCGCGCTATCCGAAGTGCATTCTATAAAGATGAACGCTTCCCTGAAAAACCTAGCTGGTTGCCCTCGGTGATCAGCTTTAAAGAGACAGAGCCCTGCAAGTACATCATGCCCGAAGCCCATGAAGAACACGGCCTAGCGGTGTTCACCTTATCCCTTGTTAATACCGTTAAATTTGGAGACTCACTATGAGTGAAATAGTAACCGAAAGTTACATCGGCTCAGCGATCGTCTATATCGATGGCCGTGACTGTGGCAACGTGAGCGGCGTAAAGCTCGCTATCGAACAAGAAACCAAATCCTTGCCCAACTACCGTGGTGGCGGAGGTTATGCCGATGAAGTCACGTTGATTAAATCTGTAAAATTAAGTGCGACCTTTTACGATTTTAACAACGAAAACTTAGCACTAGCTATGCGCGGTAAGATTGATGTATTAACTGCAACACCCGTCGCAGATGAAGAAATTATTGCTGTGCTCGATGGCTTAGCACAAACCGCAAAAATGATTGATACCAGTATCGCCCCAGTTGTTAAAAATGAAGCGGGTGATGTGACTTATGTACTTGATGAAGATTATGTTGTCAGTGCCGCAGGTATCCGCGCGTTATCGACTGGCGCCATTACAGCAGGCCAAACATTAACCATTGGCTACACCAGCCAAGCGGGTAATGCGTTGCAGGCATTAACGGAATCAGGCAAAACGGTCAGTGTGGTTGTTGACGGTATTAACGACTCAACCGGTAAACCGTGGATGCTGAAGTTTTATAAGTGGAAGCCCACACCCACATCAGGCTTAGACTTGATCGGTACTGATTACGGTAGCTTCGATATTGAAGGTGCTGTACTCGCTGACAGCTCAATCGTTGCCACGGGTAAGTCTAAGTTCTTCGTCCGTAGCGCAGCATAACCTGTCTCAAACAAAAGGCTCACAGCATTTATTCAATACTGTGGGCCTTTTTGCTAGGTTAAAAACCAAAGCAATAACAACGCTTTGCTTTTTAACTTAACCGTGCTTGCTCGCGGCCAATACGCGCGATACAGGCGATTTGTTGGTTAGCGGCTTCGCTAATTTCGATTAACTGCTCAAGGGATAAAAAGCGTGGTTCGCGGATATAGTTGACCAGCTTATCGCGCCGAGTGACAAACTGATCATCATCGATGGGCTGCGAGCTGACAATTTTACCGCCTTCCCATGTAAATAACATGCGTTGACGTTCAAACGGGCTTTGGGTGCGGGAGAGGCGGGCTTGGGCTTCGTTAAAGGCATTAATGAAGTTGATCTTCAGTTCGGCGGCTTTGGCCCCCGTAAAACCCATGACTAAAAACATAAACCCGTCTTTGGTCATTTGGTAACACTTTAAATCGCGCTGACTGGTTCCAACCTGTTGATTTTGCACGTTAGCCCAAAAATGGGCTGACGTAAATTCACTGGGAGCTTCGACAAGTATTTCGTCAATTTTGCGCAAAACATGGCTGTGCCGTTTGCCAAAATAATCGGCAACGATCAGCGAGCTAGTAATGGTTTGCAGGCCGTTAATAAATACCAGTTGTGCGGGGGTGTTTTTAGACTGTTGTAGGTTCATGGGTGACACTCCTGTGATCGAGATAAATCATCACCAGTCGGTCTCAATCTAGTGGTGATGAGCTGAACGGGGTTGAGACTACCGCATCACAGGAAGCGGCCAACCCGAAGGTTGCCCCGCCCAGCTCACCATAGAAGTGGTGCGCCGAGTCACGCAATAAAAAACCAGCACTAGGCTGGCGACATGATTGCGCCTGTGATATTGCGGGGTCTCAATCCCGGCACTGGATTTTGCCAATGCCGAAATAGTATCGCCCCGCTAAGGCGCGTTTGTCAATTTTACTTATCAGTTAACTGATTTAAAGCGGTGGGCTGAACAAGGTTGACCTTACCGCGTCACAGGAAGCGGCCACCATTATGTGCCTTATCCAACCCACCTAGTCCCTGAGTTTACAAACTAATTGGTTGTGGTCGAGACATTTCGATCACAGGCGTTTTCGTGCGCGTGTGTTTTATTTCTACGATATGAGGATAATAAATGAGCTTTAAAGACCAAGAAGTGAATTTAATTATTCAAGGCAAAGATCTGTTTTCTGCTGAGGCCAAAAAGTCTGAGCAAGCGTTGCAGGAGTTGGGGCGCGAAAGCGAAAAGCTCAATGAGCAACTTGATGATTTAAAACGCCAGCAAGAGGCTATTAAGGCGATTGATTCGCTTACTGAGTCTATCAATAAGGGCGAACGCGCCTATGTTGATAACGCCCAAGCGCTCGATAAGTTAAAGCAAGAGCAGAAGCAGGCTAATACTGAGGCAAAAAACCTTGAGAAATCGCAGCAAGATGCGGCTGCCTCAACGGCTAAGCTTGAAACTGAATACAGCCAAACTGCGGCGCAGTTGGCTAGCTATGATAGCCAACTTGCTTCCGCTCGCGCCGAAGTTGAGCGTTTAACCACGACTCAAAATAAAGGTGCACAGGCCAGCCAAGCACAAGCAAAGGCATTATCCGCGGCTAAAACCGATTTGCAGCAGCTTGAAGCGGCGCAAAAAAATACCGCCACCAGTGCGACCACGTTGGCAAACGAGCTTGAGCAAGAACGTAGCGAATTAACGCGCTTAGGTACCGAAGTTGAAAAGGCTGGCCGTAATAAAGCCGAATATGCACTTAAAGTTAAAACGGCCAGCAATGAACTAACTAACCTTGGCAGAAGCCTTGGCAGCAATAAAGCGCAATTAGATAAACAGCAAGCTGTGCTGAATAAAGCCGGCATTGATATGGGTAAGCTGGGCGATGCCAGCCAAGAATTAAAAACCAAACAAGCTGGCGCAGAAGCCGCGCTTAAAGGGGTTAACGATAAATTAGCGCAGCACGATAGGTTATTGGTTGAGTCTAAAAACTCGGCCAAGGTCGCCAACGCGCAAACTGACCTCACCACCAAGGCGGTGAGCACGCTGGCTAAGGCTTATGCGGTATTGCTGTCGGCACAGCAGGCGGTGCAAACGGTAAAAAGTGGCGTTGAAAACTACGGTGAGTTAGAAGCCGCGATTACTAAGGTTGAAAAAACCACCAACCTTGCCCGTGATACTGTGGTGAAAATGGCCGATGAGCTTAAAAACCTCAGCGAAAACGTCACCCCTACCAGCACGAATGAGCTGCTGCGCATGGCGGAAGTGGCGGGCCAGTTAGGCACTAAATCGACTGAAGATATTCTCAGCTTGGTGGCTGCGGCTGATGCGTTGGGGTTATCAACCAATTTAGCCGGCGATGAAGCGGCAACCATGCTGGCCAGAATTTTAGGGATGACTCAAGAAGGTATCCCTGAGATCCATAATTTATCCTCGGCTGTGGTAGCGCTTGGTAACGACTTTGCGATTACCGAAGCTGATATTGTGCAGATGACCAAGGAGATAGTTTCTGGTACCCGTGAAATTAACTTGGGTTCTGCTGCGGCTGCGGCGTTTGGTACTACGCTGGCAGAGTTAGGCCAACCAGCTGAACGTTCGCGAACGGCTATGCAACGCCTTGGCGCTGAGATTAACGAAGCGAGCAAAAAAGGCGGCGATTCACTTGAGCGATTAACTAAGATTACCGGGCTAACTGCTAAGCAGATTGAGCAAGATCTCGGTGATGCGCCTGAAAAGGTATTGGTTAAATTCCTTGAGGGCTTACAAAAGGTTAAGGCCGAAGGCGGATTAGTCTCTGATGCCCTTAAATCGATGGGCATTGATGGCACTGAGGCGACAGGCGTTCTCAGTGTATTAGCGGATGGTACAGATCGTCTAAAAGTTGCATTAGAGCTAAGTAATAAAGCCTATGCTGCTGGCGATTACCATATGAAGGAAGCGATTAAAGCTTATGCTGATCAAGAGTCTGCAATCGGTCGCTTACAAAACAAATTCCACGGTTTAACGAGTGAAATCGGCCAAGCATTCTCAGATGAAACTGATGCTGCTATTCGTGCCGCTGGCGCTGCTTTGGATGCAGTTGATCAGGAAGTGATAAAGCTTTTAGAACACTTACCAGAAATTGGGAAAGGCTTTGTTGAATTACTGGGTGACGTCAATAACTTTATTGCAGGCACCAGTAATAGCTTTGAAACGCTAGACTTAACAATGGGAATCTTTGCAAATGGTTTAAATGCTATTGGCGTAAGCGTTAATAGTATGACCCTAGAGTTAAGCAAACTAGATACTACCCAGAAAACTATCTTGGCTATTGCCAGTAAAATAATGGGTATTGAATATGTCACTGCAAAACAGGTCGAAGATAGCAAGCTACGTAGCAAAGAGATTCAAGAATCAATTACCCGTGATTTAGATGATATTACTAATCAAACTAAGCGGATGAAAGGGGAGTCATCCATTGCTTACGAGGGGTTAATTAAAACAGCTGTTAAATATCGTGGCTCAATTGACCAACTATCAATCGCCCAGCGCAATCAGTTAAACGATATCTTATTGTCGGGGAAATATAATGGTGACCTTGAAAAAACCTATCGTGAATTAACGGCTACATTAGTTCGTGCGAACCGCGAAACTGAAATCGAGGCTGAATTTAAAAATAAAGCTGCAGATGCAAGTAAGAAAAAAGCAGAAGAAGATAAGAAGGCTGCCGAAGCCGCCGATGCGCTTGCTGCTAGTCAGGGGGCGATAAATGATTCAACTAAGGCTTATGCACAAGCACTTAAAGATATTGAAGCTAAGCAAGCTACCCTAAACAGTTTATATGAACAGGGTAAATTGAGTGCTGATGATTTAGTTACAGCTTCAGCTAATCTGCATCAAACTATCAAAGCTTACAACGTCGAGGTGGATAACAGTAATGTTAAAGCCGTCACTCAAACGGAATTAACGTCGGCATTTATCACTAAGCGTAAAGAGCTCCAAGCGCAGTACGAAAAGGGTTTGCTGACCGAAAAAGAACTCAATATTTCACTGCAAGAGTTAGCTGCATCACACACTAAAGCCGTTGAGCAGTCGAACAAATCCATTGCTGCGACAGGGTTGTTGTCTGATGCCCAGCTAGACTTGCAAGAAAAAATATTAAGGACCGAGAAAGAGGTTCGTGATCTTGAAGCGGCTTTAAAAGATGACAGTAAGGCCTCGGCTGAACTGACTATCATCAAGGCTAAGTTGGCTAAGGAAGAAGCCAACTTAGCTGATCTGAAGCGCGAGTCTGTTGAGCTATCCAAGATAGAGAACGCGACCTATGTTGAACTGCTGATATTGCAGCGTGACTATGAAGCGCAGCTTGAAGCATTGGATCGAAATTTCAGGGCGGGTTTATTAACTAAGCAAGAGTACGATGCTCAATCACAAATACTCAAAGGGACGTTGAGTGAAGTCAATAAAGTGGTGGGTGAAAGCAGTAAAAAGACAGATGAAAATACCGAGGCAACGAAGGAAAACACTAAGGCCACTAAGGATAATACTGCCGCTGGTATTGAAAATGCTAAAGTTATCGCGGAACAATTAAGTACGATTGATGACTTTAGGGGAAGTGCTGCCGCTACTCGTGATGTGATTGTTTCGCTGAATACCGAATATGATTACTCAAATGCCACTATCCAAGCAATGACCGAAAGGTTAGCGCAATTGGATAATCAAATTGCGGGTGCTGACCAAAAACGCGAAAGGCGAGAAATCAATAATGCTATTCGGATGCGTGATTGGGTCACTCAAATCGAGAGTGGCTCACTCAGCTTGCAAGAGCTAGGTGAACTTGCTGATCTCGCTAATAACTCTGTTGTAAGGCTTTCTGACAATCAGCTTGTTCCGCTCAACAAAGCGATCGATGAAGCCCGTTCACGTTTTAGAGAATTGGCCGATGAAATTAATAAAACCACAATGGATATTCAAGACCGGCTCGATACCGCTTTGGGTAACCAGAAGGATATTGCTGAGCGTAAGTTTGCTAGTGAGCTAAAGGAAGTGAACGATTTAATCACCACAGCTCAAGCATACGGTGATAGTCAGCTCATCAATAAACTGCAAAAAAGTCTTAGTGATCTTAAGCAGGCACAAGACTTAGAACGTAAGGCCCTGCAGGCCCAGCAAGCCGCCGATAAGCAAAGTGCTGCCGAGGCGAAGAAGCAAGCCGACGCTAGTGCTGCGACCGCTAAGGCCGCGGCTCAAACTCAAGCAACCGCTACCGTTAACACGAAAGCCAACACCCAAACCAGCACGCAATCTGTGGCTAACACTTCAGATATGCAAGTGCTGCAACTGCAGGTGGGTAACAGCACGTTTAATGCCCAAATGAAGCGCAGCCTCGTCACTGAATTGATGAACGAGATCAAACGTCTGCAATCTGTTGGCGGTTAGCCAATCCTGTTATTCGCTCCAATTAATCAAAGGTCCCTATGACAACCATCGATAGCATCGATATCGCGGTGGATTTGCTGTGGCTAAACCGCGACAACACACCCCGCGTGGCGGCCAATATGAAGCGCGCCTTAAACGGTGCGCCATTGGTGCAGCAAACCATTATCCCAGCCGGTATTGCCATGGAGTTAGGCACCAAATCGGGATGGATGCTGCGCACTGAGTTTGAACAACTAAAAGCCCATGCCGCCATCACGTTAACCGCCTTCACGTTGGCCTATGAAGGCACCAGTTACAACGTGGTTTGGGATAACACTGCAGGCTCGCCCATAACGGGTGAGGATTTATTCGACGAAGTTGGCGGGTTTGAAAAGCTCACTAACGTGGTTCTTAAGTTTCTGACCTTATAGGCCATTTATGACTATTTCCCGTTTAGATTTAAAAGTATTTAAACCCGAGTTACTGGGTTCAAGTAATGAGGCTGGCGGCCAACGGACTAAGAACGCTGTGCAGTCAGGCTTGCTTAACGAGCTATTTTCAGCGATATCCGATATCGACCATGCCCAATCCAGTATCGACATTGTAAAAGCGTTCCCTGCGCTCGATACGCCAGACACCAGCACTTTGATTGATGCGCATGTGTTTATCAGTGAGCCACCCATAGACCCATTAGTTAACGTATTCATGATCGAGTCTGCCGCGCTGGATGATGAATCTCGCATGACGGATATGAAAGAGATCATTGAGTCGTCAGTCACTGCAGGGGAATTGATCCGTGAAGGTGGTCCCGGATTCCTTGTGAACCAAAACTCATTTTCCTCAGATTACCTGCAGTCGTCTTATCGCTTTAATGACCGCGACTATTGGAAAACGACTTATCTGCAGGTCGGCCAAGTGATCTGCATCACCGTGGAATATCCTGGTATTGAAAACGTGGCATGGCCACGCAAAACCCATTTTTGCAAAGTCACGCGCACTAGCATAGTGAACGGTGCTGTGGGTACCGTAGTATTCGACCCGCCGATCACCTTTGCAACACCGGAAGCAGGTTTGCAAATCAATGGCCAGAGTAAATGCACTCGCTTGCGATTATCTAACACTGCATCCCCATTGAAATTCCACGGGGTAACTAAGCTGACTGCAGCCGCCAGCGGGGTAAGTTTAGCTGTGGGCGCGACTCAATTGTCACTACTGCCTGCGATCACCACTTTAGCGCCAAAGCCAGGTAATACCATCACGGGTGGCAGTGATAACGGCGATGCCACTGTTAGCCAAGTGATCCGCAAAGTGATTAGCCAGCCAAGCGCAGAAGGGACGTACAGCTATACCTTCACCACAGCGGATTTACTGATAGATACTGATGTTGTCACTGCAGTTTCTACCGATCCTTATGGCGTTTTCTCCGCGAGTAATTCATTAGTTCAGTCGATTACTGTCGGAACGGGTAACGTGACCGTTACGCTGCGGCCTGATGTGCGCTTTGTCAATAATCCCACTGTCTCGCTCTATTATGTTTCTGCGTATAAATACAGCATTTACTCAAGTGCTAATGCATTCCCTGCCAATAAGCAGTTAACGGTCGGGAGTATCAAAGGCCGCGCTGTGTTTGCCGATAGTAACTATGTGCCTCAGGACGTATTTGAAAATGTGAATAGCGGTATCGGTAAGCTCTATGACGCCACTGAGTTGCTGGCGACCATTGATTATTTTACTGGGGTAGTGACTAAGCAAACTGTCAGCCGTGGTGATTTTGAATTGAGCTATTCAGGTTTAGTTGAATCAACCACTGCAGCGGCTGCCGGCGATACTACGGCTAAATTTGCCTTGAGTGTGGCTAATCCATTGTTAGAGAGCTTTTACGTGCAGGTTGAGCGGATATCCGATCACGCCATTATCAGCGCCTCATCTGACAATCAAGGCGTGATAACTGGCAGTGGCATTAGCGGCACTATCGTAGATGGTTTAGTTGAACTGTTATTTACCAATCCGGTGGATTTAACCACGCTGCGCTATGACATTACCGACCAATTGCGCCAGCTACCACCCGCTGAGATTTACGGGTTAAACCCACTGCGTATTCCCAATGATGGCATTGTCGATATGTTCAGACGCTGGGGCACTGTCGCGCTTTCTCATACTCAAGTGCAGCAAGTCACAGGCTCTGTCGGCACTGTGTTTACTATTCGTGACAATGCCCAGTTTGTTGATATTACCGATGCCAATGGCGCAAGCCTATGGACCCATAATAATGACCATTTCACCGTAAACAAGGTGGCAGGAACGGTCACGATTAACAGTGATTTTACTGGGTTTGCTGCGCCGTTTGTGCTGAGCGATACCATTATGGAACTCGGTCTAGTGTCATCGTTTTCAGGCAATAGCGTTGTGTTGGCCAAGCCCTTAGCCCGTGAATATCCTGCAGGTACTACTTTAGCCAGTGTGCAAATCCTTGGCGACCTGCAGGCGCGTGTTGGCAGAGTGCGGGATATGACCGCTTGGGCCAACAATTGGGACATCGATGGCGATCCAGCAACGGGCAACGTGAATGCGGTTGACTATCCGTTTGAAGTCAAAAACACCACTGCAGTGAATGAAGATTGGGTATTGATTATGATCTCAGCCACCGCCTTTCGCTGTGTTGGCCGCCGTCTTGGCCAAATCGCCTCAGGAGACATACTCAATGATTTTGCGCCTATCAACCCATTGACGAATGCCCCTTATTTCATTATTCGCTTAGGTGCATTTGGCGGTGGTTGGCAACCAGGCGAAGCGATTCGTTTCGCCACGTTCGCGGCCTCAAATCCGATAATGCTACTGCGCAATGTGCAGGTTGGTCACAGTCAAATCACTACAGATAAAGCCGTGTTGTCATTTTTCGGCAACGAGTCATAGGAGTAAATGCAATGGGCTTACCAGTTACTGTTTATCGTTATACCGATGCGGGCGCGCCGCAGTTAGTCAACAGCACACCCTCTGAGTGGATCAATATTCTCAAAAAGGTTTTAGTCGAAGGTTATGGGGATAAAGCCCCTTTAGGTTGGACAATCGAATTTGAAAACATCGGTGCATATAAAATTGTATTCCGTAATTCGTTATCAGCGGGTGGTACAGGGGGCTATTTCCAGTTTTCATCGGGTACGGGGGCAAATACTACTGCAGCCAACTGTCGTATAAAGACGGCATTAAGCATGACCGATATTGATGTATTTATTAAGGCGGCTGGTGCAAGAATGCTGCAATTAAACTCAAGCGCAAAAGGCTGGGAAATAATCGGTACATCAAGAGGTTTTTATTTAATACAACATCGTACCAATATTACAGTGATGCAGACGGGTTCAGTGACATATCAAAGCTGTTTTTTTATTGGCGACTTAGCGAGTTTTTATAGCAATGACCAGAGCATATTTACAACTGCATCTGGAGATAGCAGCAGTGGTGATACCTCTAGTATGCCCGCATCATCCACCATTGGTTGGTCAACGACGAATCATGCTGATATTTACGCATTAGATGGCAGCAACTCTAAGAGATTACATACGATGACGATGGGGTTTACCATGACAGTATCGAGTGCATTTACACTCGATGCTGAGGCTGCCAATATCCAGCATGTCATGGTAACGCCTACTTTTGACCTTGCGTATAACGCCACGGATGCAAACGGAACGTTAAGCAATGACAGTACCATTATGCCAGCTTGCCGAGCATACATGCCCGGTTATGTCATTTCATCATTCATGGGTTATATCAATAATAATTGGCCTGTAGATAGGGACATGAACGGTGTGGGGCATACTCTGTTACGAGGTGCATTGGCAAACAGAATGTGGATAAATACAGAGGTGTGGTATGACTAACTTTCTACACCCAAAGGCAATTCGACTTGCTTTTAATTACCAAGCTATGGTTGAAGTTACCGGAGATGATGCTGCTGAAAGAGTCGTTATTATGGATAGATCCTCTCTCGAAGTTTTTCACAATTTTGTCTTTCAAGGCTCAAGAACATTTAAGGCGATAGTCCCACTGAGATATGCCACATCACATGAATTATTGGTAGGGGTACTTGACGATAATCGCATGTTTAATACAGAGTTTGTTGATGGATTGGAAGCCGATTTAATTGATAGCAATCTTGTGAATGTCAGCGTATGACCGCCATTGTCATTAATTTTAAATCGCCTTGGCTAAATGCTAAATCCCCGATAACCATTCGCTTTAATGATGACCCCATACCCGAGTTACCCGATCCGCCTATTCGCATCGGCAGTATTGGTATGGCCTGTGGGCTTGCAATACTGACAGGCCAAAGTGTTGAGCAGCAACTCACTCTCAGCCATCGCAGTCAATCACATGCTGCCAATGCGGTGTTTGCATGGGATAGCTTTTTTAGCTTAAAGCAGCAAATTGTAATGGTATGGGATACGCCGCCATTAGCTGGCGAAATATTTGCTGTTGATTGGCAATGGAATACGTTGGTACCTTTTCAACTCGATATGAATTGGTTGGTACCAGAGGCTCATAGTCAGCAAGCCATGAGCAATTGGATAGTGCCAGAACTGCAGCAGATAATGATTGAAATGCAGTGGTCACAGGCCGCCGCCAAGAGTCAGCAAATTACCGTTAAATTGCATGTCGGCGAGCAACTAGCGACTGAGATAGCGCTTAGCTATACCAACATTCAAAGCCAAGGTGATAACAAGGTTGTGGCATGGGCTCCCCATGCGGCGCGTTGGGTATGTTCCAGTAAATACGTACCGCCAGTGGGTAAGGTCACGCTGCGCTTTAGTGAGCCTTGGATTAACTCAAGCAGCCCAACACGGCTTAGATTTACGGCCTCACCGAACGTGTGCTACTGGGACGATGGCGGCGGCCTTATTGATGCCAATCCACCATTACCCAATATCGATTTTAAAATCCCGATTGAACCACAAATCCGCAGGTACTACTTAATGCAGCCAACGATCACATGCGTGCGAGTATCAGACAGTTTACCGATTGTGATCACTAGTGTGAGCATTAGCCAAAGCCGTGGGCAGTGGGCGAGGTCGGTTAGCCTTGAGTTCTCAAGCCGTATCGATGCGCAGCGTGCCCACAATGAGCTATTGCTGATCACCATCAACGGTTATGAGTTTTATGCCATTGCCGAGCAGCCAAGCGCCAGTAAAGCCTTTGGGATTGAAACCCACAGCAGCACAGGCCGTTCGCGTGCCGCAGAGCTGTCATCGCCTTACCTTTTGCCAATCAGCTACACCAACACTGTTTTGCGTAGTCTTGGCGGTATTATCAGTGATCTGTTGCAAAACACAGGCTGGACTGCAGAGCTAAGTGGGATACCAGATTTTAGCGTCCCTGCAGGCGCGTTCAGTGTGGGTAACAAGTCACCGATCGACGCTATTAACGAAGCAGCAAGCCAATTGGGCTGCATGATCTTAGCGGATGATGCCACCCGTAAACTTACTATCATTCCCCGCTGGCCAACCGTGCCATGGGAAATGGCAACAGCGGTACCGGACCTGACAGTGCACGATGCCGTGATCACCAACTACAGCGAGTCAGTCTCCCGCAATCCGTTGTGTGATGTAGTGTGGCTGCGTGGTGAACAACAAGGGATTAGCGCTAAGGTGAAACGCACCGGCAGCGCTGGCAATATTCCTGCTGCGGATATTAGCGCTCAGCTGATCGTAGATAACCAAGCGGCGCGCATCGCTGGCACCAATGCGCTGGCAGATACAGGCGACAAGCTGAACGTCACGCTATCCTTGCCCGTTATGGTTGATTTGCCACCCGCAACGCCTGGCATGCTGATTGGTATTCGTGAAGGTGCCGAAGTCTTTAAAGGAACGTGTGACAGTTGGAGCATCCGCGCCAGCGTCAGTGATCGCGGTGATATCGATATCGAACAATCCATTACAGTGATCCGCTCAATCGCGTAACTCTGCTAACAGCCAGCGAGGCACCATGCTTAAACAACTTCAAACAGCGTTAGTATTGCCACGGATGATCATGACTGTAGCTGCAGTAAACGCCGATGGCACTGTGACAGCCAGCAGCGCCAGCGGCCACACTATCCGCGCCATTGGCTCAGGAACGGTTGGCGATCACATCTATGTACAAGACGGCAGGGTGCTAGGGACGGCACCCGACTTGCCATTTGTGGAGATAGAGATTTGAAATGATACTTCTTGCGCATATATTGCTATTTCTGTATAAAGAGCCCCACAAAATTATTGGTGTAAATAGCTGTGAGTATTTTTAATACCCATCAATATTTGTTGATAGTTGTCTATGCTTAGGTGTAAGTTGGGCCAAGCGGATGTAGTTTAATTTAAGGAGGGAATGACATGAGCACAAGAAAATCTACCCCTAAAAATGCACCATCCACAGACAAAGTCTATCGCTTAAGCGGTAATGGTGAATTCAGCTTAAACTTAAAAGATAAGCAAATTCGTCAGAAGGTCATGAATAAAATCAATCGTTTTAAAGACTTTCCAGTCACTGCTTAGCTAGCGAGGGTTGCATGGGAGCCTTCGCGGTAGCTTTTATCTTAATCTCCGGATACATCTACGTCTCAATTTCTACTTTTCAAAAGCATGTTACACGTCGCGAAGATGGGCATCGTTACTATTTTCGGTGCGGGGCCTATGGGATTCTTTTTTGTACAATTGGATGTATCATTGCCATCGTTTTAGATGGTTTTGATCTACCTTCTTTTCTCTTAAATTACTTTTTCGGCACCTCTTTAGAACAACTTCTAGGCATCACCAAATACACAAAAACCTTCCAAGAGTATTTAACGTTTAAATTGATGCTAGGTTCTGGTTTTGCAGTTTTATTAGCCCCTATAGGGGCTAAACTGGAAAATTGTTTACGTGATGAAGAAAATACACGTAAGTATATTCATCAAGTAAAAAGTCCTGCATTAGAAAAGTTTTTGTTTGAGTGTGGCGAGAATCTACAGACAGTGTTAATAACTCTTAAAAGCCGCAAAGTTTATGTTGGAATTGTGAATGATATACCTATTGAATCAGGTGAAGTAGAGCACTTTACTATTTTACCAATACTCAGTGGTTATAGAGAAAAAGACAAACTGACAGTCATATTTACGACCAATTATTATCAACATTATCAACATCATTTAGATGATCATGGGGAGCCGATCAATGGTAGTGGAGCATGTCTCGATGACTTTGTTGAGATGATCCCTGTTTCAGAAATTGCTCATATTGGTAGTTTTGATATTGATACCTACAAACAACTTATCAAGCCAATAGGTGATATACCTTGGATGGAGCCGCAGTCATATTCCATCAATAATGAAAACATAGTTTATCCTCAAGCCGATCTTTAA